ACCCTTGCGGACAATTTCTCTAAAATGTGGCGGCAAGTTGAAGAACGAAAAGCACTCAACGCCGCTTTTGCTCACGATTTGCGTACCCCTCTAACAGTACTAAAAGGCTATAATGAAATGCTGCAAGCCAGCGAAAATCCTCAAACACAAGAAACCGCCGCCATAATGGGCAAACATATCTCCCGTATGGAAAGCTATGTGAGCAGTATGAGCAATCTTAGGCGCATGGAAGATGCGCAGCCGGAGTACAAGTTGATAGACTTGCAGACAGTGGCATCTTCTTTGTATGACAGCGCAAAAATCGTATGTGCGAAAAACGGAAAAGAATTGATTTTACAAAATGACATGCCTGTTTCGCAGTTATCCCTTGATGGGGCCTTTGTTTCACAGGTCAGCAATAACCTGATCTCCAACGCGGTTCGGTATGCCCGGACTGCGGTGACAATCTCTTTTGCCTTGCGTGACAATGGTCTGCTGCTTTCCGTATCGGATGATGGAAAGGGGTTTGACAAAAACGGTCTGCAAAAAGCCACCAGTCCATATTACACAGAGGAAAGCAACCATTCCGAGCACTTTGGACTTGGGCTGTATATTTGCAAGCTGCTTTGTGAACACCACAACGGCTATTTGAAGATCGAAAATACTGCATCCGGGGCAAAGGTATCCGCCTACTTCAAATCTCCTGCCTTGTAGATAAAAAGTAGATATTTTCCCTCTATACTCTCCATGAAAACACATGGAGAGTATTTTTTTGCTCCCTATGGAGAAAGGGGCTTTTTATGGAATTAAAAACGATCGGACTGACAAAAAAGTTCGGTTCCAAAACCGCCGTGGACAATTTGAATATTACCTTAACAAATGGCGTCTACGGCTTACTGGGTGCAAATGGCGCAGGGAAAACAACGCTTATGCGTCTGCTCTGCAATATCCAAAATCCTACTTCCGGGAAAATTCTGCTGAACGGGAAAAACATTGTGGGGCTGGGTGAACGCTATCGCAATCTTTTGGGCTACTTGCCCCAGCACTTCGGATATTACCCGGATTTTTCAGCGTTTGACTTCCTGCTCTATGTTTCTGCCCTAAAAGGATTGGACGAGAAGGCGGCGCGGAAGAAGTCAAAGGAGCTGCTGGAAGCAGTAGACTTATCGAGAGAAAGTAAGCACAAAATCAAAACCTTTTCCGGGGGCATGAAGCAGCGTTTGGGGATTGCACAGGCCATGCTCAATGACCCCCATATTTTGATTTTAGACGAGCCGACGGCGGGGCTTGACCCGAAAGAACGCGTCCGTTTCCGCAATTTGATCAGCGCCTTTTCCAAAGACCGCATTGTGATCCTGTCTACGCATATTGTTTCCGATGTGGAGTTTATTGCGGAGGAAATCATCATGATGAAATCCGGGCAAATCATTCACTTTGGAAATCCGCAGGAGATCACTTCTGAAATCGACGGCCAAGTGTGGGAATGTACGGTTCCGACTGCCTATGCGGAAAAATACGCGGCTGCCTACAACACAAGCAACTTGCGAAACACCAGCGAAAACCAGACAATTTTACGGATCATTGGAGATCGTCCGCCGATGGAAAATGCAGTAAGGGTGCAGCCTACTTTGGAAGATTTGTACCTGTTCTATTTCAAAGGGGGCTGTGAAGAATGAAAAAACTGATTCTTTTTGAACTGCGGAAAGTGTTTTCAAAGCGTTTGGCGCTCATCGCTCTAATTGGAATTATCCTGTTCTCTGCCTTGCTATCCTTTTCCACCTTTCAAAACAAATATGCTTTTGACGGTGTAAGTGCGGAAGGTTCAGGTAAAACGGCAGTAGAAATCGACAAGGGAATTGCCGCGAAATACGAGGGAATATTGACCGACGAAAAAGTACAGCAAATGATGAATGACTTTGCGCCGACCCATGATCTGCATGGTCTCAATGCGATGTACCTGTATCAAAACGCTACACAATCCGCTGCCTTTTCCCGATTTTCTGATAAAGAGGGAAATTGGAACGGATTAAGTGTTTCGGATGTGTTCGGTAATGAAGAAATCAAAATTGGCTATGTAGATGGTTGGCTTTCAACAAGTAAAAACATGGTGCGGGTTTTTATCGTGCTTGCTCTTGCGGTTATCATCATGCTTGCTCCGATTTTCTCCGGAGAGTATGAAGGCGTTGACAATATCATATTGACAAGCAAATACGGCAAAACCAAATGCGCTACTGCAAAGGTAGCAGCAGGTATTCTTACCGCCATTCTCACTACCGCGCTGGTTGCGGCTTTTAGCTTGCTTCTTGCTCTTATCTTTTACGGAACGGAAGGGCTGGATTGTAGTATTCTATTCGCTCCCAGCGACTATGTAGAGGGGTTCATTCCTTTCAATATCACTTGTGGAACGTTGCTAAAATATCAAATTCTTTTGGCGTTTACCTGTACTCTCAGCGTAACGGGAATTACGCTGCTTATATCTGCAATCAGTAAAAATCAGATTGTAGCTTTCGTTGCGTCTATGGCAACTTTTCTTTTTCCGGTGTTGCTGCCGATCACAGAAGCAAATCCGTTGTTCCGCTTGATTGGGCTTTTACCTTTGTATCATGTGCAAGCCGTTTCGCTCTTATCAGTGGAACAAATGAGTAACGGTATGTTGTATGCGGTGTGGGCAATCCCGACAGCACTGCTCTTTTTAGGAATTGGCGCAGTTATATCTCGCCGCGTATTTGCAAAACACCAAGTTTCATAAATCATTCGCACAGAGCCGCTAATAGCAGATTTGCGCGAAGTTAGAGAACAGCGGCCTTGAAATATCAAAATCAAAGCCGCCGTTTTCTTTTTTGAAATATTAAGAATACGGGGGGTGTGTTAAAGTCGCCCTTTTTTAAGGATACGGCGGTGTCCAGGAGGTATCGTCGTGGCCTTTTTCCATCCCCCTAACCTGTCAAAAAAAGCTCATCCACCGAACAGGAGCAGTTCGGCGGTGGATGCGAAATTTGGCAGTATATAAGTGAATTTGTCGTTTCACGCGCTTGCGTGGCCTTGTGCTACGCAGGCGCATTTTGTTTGTCCGGCTTCTGGACACTTTGTCCAGAGGTGCGGGGCGGCTCCCCTGGGTGCCGCTCTCCGCCAGCTTCCCATTTTGTTTCCGCTCAACCCATCAACCGAAACAAAATGGAGGACAAGCTATGACAACGATCAATCTGAAAGATTTTTATTATTGGTACTTAACGGACGAGCTGGTGGAGGTGCCTGACGAGGTAGCGGAGGAACTCATGGCCAGCAAGCGGCGCGAGGCCGCCCATGCGGAACGGGTACGCTACAACAAGGCTTATTATTCCCTGGATTGTGACGACGGGATCGAATACTCCGCCTGCCTGCACGAGCCCAGCCCCCAGGAGCTCATGGATCGCAAGGAGCTGTTTTTCCGGCTGTGGAACGCCCTTAACTCTCTGCCGGAGCTCCAGGGCCGCCGGGTGGACGCTCATTTGATCCTTGGAAAGAGCTACCGTCAGATCGCCCGCGAGGAGGGCGTGGACAAGAGTGCCGTCCGCTGCTCCGTGAAATGCGGGATTGAGGGCATGAAAAAATATTTGCAGGAAAATTTCTAAGTTACCATCTCCATTCACCCCTCTTTTTCTGGTGGTATGTGAGAGGAGGTTTTCTCTCCGCAAAGGAGGCGCGGGGGCCGCAGGCCACCGCCCCCCTTTGTGGGGGAGCGCCGTTGCCGAGTATGGCTGTCTTATGACGGGGCAAGAAAATGAGCGCGGCGCTCCCCGCCATTTATGAAAGTGAGGGAGAACAGAATGGACTATAATCCTATGTTGGTTGCTATGCTGTCCCAGCCGTGGAGCAACAATGCCTGCCGTGGCTACGTCATCTACGCGATGGAGAACTGCGGGTTTTCTCCCAACGACATCCGGCGCGTGGTGGCGGAGCTCTATGAGGTTTTCGACATCCGCAGTCTGGAAGAGGCCCAGCAGCACTTTGAGGAAAGCCCTTACTGACTTCTGGACAAAGTGTCCAGAGGTACATATCCGGCCAAAGGCCAGCACTTCGCGGTGCTGGCCTTTGCTATGTTTCAACACATTTTATCATTGTATGGGAGGGATTTTATGCAGGCGCAGGTCAAATATGAAAGTGAAATCAAAACGGCTGTTCTCGGAGATCGGACGATCACCGTTAAGAATGTTACCCCCATTTACCCGCCGCAGGAACGGGACAAGCGAAACCGCGAAATTGAGCGGCGGCTGTTCGATGTGTTCGTAAAGTACGCCGGACAGCGGAGGTAATTCAGAGTCATCCTTGTTGTAAGGGGGCACCAGAGGTATAATATAATTGTAGGTTGGCTCCCGTTTAACCGAAGGGAGCTAATTATGGATAATAGAATAGATGCGATTTATGGGCGGCAGTCGATTGACAAAAAGGACAGTATCAGCATTGAAAGTCAGTTTGAATTTTGCCGTTACGAATTGAAAGGCGGTGAGGGCCGGGAGTACAAAGATAAAGGTTACTCCGGCAAGAACATTGAACGCCCGGACTTCCAGCGGCTTTTGCAGGACATCAAGCTGGGACTTATCAAGCGGGTGATTGTTTACAAGCTGGATCGGATCAGCCGTTCCATTGTGGACTTCGCAAAGCTCATGGAATTGTTCAAGCAGTACGATGTGGAGTTTGTGTCCTGTACGGAAAAATTTGATACCTCTACCCCAATGGGCCGGGCGATGCTCAATATCTGTATTGTGTTCGCCCAGCTTGAACGGGAAAGCATCCAGATGCGTGTGCAGGACGCTTTTTATTCCCGGTGTACCAAAGGCTACTATATGCGGGGCCGGACGCCATACGGTTTTGACACGGAGCCCATCGTCATGGACGGGATCAAGACAAAAAAGCTGGTGGAAACCCCGGAAATGGATTTTGCCGAGCTGATGTTCCAAATGTACGCGGAGCCGGGCAATTCCTACGGCGACATAACCCGGTACTTTGTCAAGAACTCTATCAAGGTCTATGACAAAGCGTTGCAACGGGCCTTTATTTCAAAATTGCTGAGAAATCCCGTCTATGTCCAGGCAGATATGGACATCTACGAATATTTCAAGGCCCAGGGCGTAAAAATCGAAAGCCCCCCGGAAATGTTCACGGGGGACAATAGCTGCTATCTTTACCAGGGCCGGGAGGGTGAAGAACAGATCCTTGTGATTGCGCCCCACCAGGGGCGCATCCCATCCCAGCTCTGGCTGGCTGTTCAGCGTAAGCTCTCGCAAAACACGACATTCCAGAATGGTCGCAAATGCCATCATACCTGGCTGGCCGGGAAAATCAAGTGCGGACGCTGTGGCTATGCGCTGACTGCCTTAAAAGCTCAAAACGGCGTTGTTTACCTGCGGTGCAAACAGCGGGCGGATAACGGGAGCTGTGAGGGGGCCGGTACGCTGACGGCGCAAAGTATGGAGTCCTTTGTGTACGGCGAGATGGTGGCGAAAATGCGGAAGTATCACACGCTGAAAGGCGGTAAGGAACAAAGCTATAACCCCAAACTGACCGCCGCCCGCGTTGCCCTTGCAAAGACGGAAAGTGAGATTGAGAAACTTCTGGACACTTTGTCCGGCGCAAACCCGCTGCTCCTGCAATACGCAAACAATAAGATCGAGGAGCTGGACGCGGAACGGCAAAAGCAGTTAAAGCTGGTGGCCGATCTCACCGCTAATTCCGTTTCAGACACGCAAATTGACAGTATCACGAATTACCTCAACGATTGGGAGTCCGTGAGTTTTGACGATAAGCGCAAGGTGGTTGATATTCTCATATCCCACATTGACGCAACCAGTGAGAGCGTTGCTATCCACTGGAAAATCTAAAATCTACTTCACTTGGCATTATGCCTTTGTAAAAAATAGTTTTCCTTTGATGGTGATCCGCCCGCCGCGAACCTCGTAAACTGGGATTTCTTTTCCGCCTGCCGCCTTAATTACAAACTGCCCTTTCCCGTCCGGGATAACGGGCACGGCATACAGGCCGGTGGCCGCACCGTCGGCTCCGCCGCCGTTCGGCCTTGCCTGCAGGGAAACGCTCTTGCCGTCGGTGCTGTAAATGCGGCGGCTTTGGCTGGTGCCCAGTTCGCCGTCCTTGTTCGGCATGGCGCCGACGCGGACGGGGACGGCGATCATATTGTCTTTTTCCACGGTTGACAGGCAATTTGTTTTGTTCGGATCCTCGTTTACCTCGAAACGCTGGATCCGCTCGATCTCCTCGTTGTAATCGTCGCGGTGCCCCTGCTCGTTGATCCTGCGCCCCACGACGCGCCCAGCCACAGGGACGGCATAAAGCCCGGTTTTTGCGCCCAGGCCGCCGCCATTCCCGCAGAGGGTTACGCTTTTGGCGTCCGGGCTGTAAACACGGTATTGCTGGCTGTCAAAAGTCTGGTTCTTTGCGTCGTTCTCAATGGTCCCGATCCTCACCGGCTCCACCAGAACGTTATATGGGACGCCCTTGTGGGTGTTCGCCGTCACGCAGGCGCTTTTTTCCTGCGTTGCGTCGTGGAAATAATCGAAATCAAAATGGTTCCGCCCGTCCTTGGTTTCGCGCACCATATAATCCATTTCTTTTTCGGTCAGCGGCTTAATGGCAACAGGTTCCGCCGCACCATTCCGCTGGTGTCTGGAAACCATGTCGTCCACCGTGGTCCCTCCAGTTGTGGGCAGCAGGGCATACCCTTTTTCTTTCCAGCAGACACCGCTTTCCAGAATATCGCGCAGGAGGATCCCACGGTCCACCGGCTGCTCCACCGCCACCTGGCTGTATGTACCGTCCGGGTTCCGCCTGCCCACCCAATACAGGCGCTGGCGGTTCTGTGCGCTCACCAGGGCGCTGTTAATCAGAACAGGCTCCACGCCTAACTCCGCCGTGATCTGCGCCCGGATAGCGGGCGACATACTTTTATTGTTTTCGTACAGGAAAAAATCCGGCTGGTACTTATCCCGTGCAATACGGTAATTCAAGAACAGTTCCCAGCCTATGCCGCTGGCTTCGGTTTCGCGGTTCTTCGTCTGTGCGATACTCCAATGTGTGCAAGGGCTTCCGCCGATCAGTATTTTCATTTCCCCGCCTCCCGTTCGCGTAATAGCTTGTCGTTTTCCAGAATGGCGGTTTTAATTTCTTCCGGTGCGGTTGTCAGATCCGTGTCGTCGCACTCACGTTTCAGCCACCAGGTAGGGCTATTTCGTTCAGCTTGGTGGGCGCAGTTTTCAGCGTCGCAGTTCTCCGCGTTGCAGCTGTCGCAAAATACCCGGTGGAAATCGTCGTCCCACGGGCCGGACAGGATAGGGAGGGCGCCCAGGAAGTCCCCCAGGGCCTCCGGGGAGGCCGTGATCCTTTCAAAGTTATTCACCGCCCGGCCTCCTCTTTGTGGAGGTCTACGCCCTCCAGGGCGTTCCACACGGCCCGCTCCCATTCCTTTGCCCAGCCGGAACAGGCTTTCCGTACTGCGTTAATCACCACGGCCTCGCCGTCGGCCTCCCACAGCAGGCGATCCTTGTCGATCACGTCCACGCCGATATGCTCCGCCGGATCCCGCTCGATCATGTCCACCAGGTACAGGGGAACGCCCCAGCAGGCACCGCCGCCGGGCGGCTGGTAAATCTGGAACCCCTGCATAATCACCGGCACCATGGTGACCTCCTCGCCGCGGTCACCGCCGCGCCAGTGGTCCATATCGTCCGCCGCCGTTTCTCTCAAAACCAGCTGCGGCTCCGTGTCCTTAATGATCGACGTGGGCATATCTCGCTCCGGGATCATGCCCATGTGTTCCACGATTGTGGCCAGCACCTTGCGCGGCAGCAGGGCGCGGTTGGCCATAGCAAACCAGTGATCCGTGTAAATGGCCACGTCGTTGCCGGTGTTCAGGACGGTGTACCCGCCCGCTTTGTAGGCTCTTTTGATGGCGCGGATCAGCCCGCCCTCGTTAATCAGCATCTGAAACCCTCCTTTTATATAAGGTGCGGCATAGGCACCGGCCTTTCCTCCTTGTCGGTCCTCCACACCTCTGCGTCCCGTATTTCTGTCCAGTCACAGCCCCAAACCTCCGCCGCGTTCAGCAGGGCGGCAAAATTGGAACCGTGCGGCACCACGACGGTGCCATATTTCCGGCTTACCACTCTGGCGCAGCCTCTGGCCTTCCAGCGTTCCCGCCGTGCCCGCTCCGTCACAGACGTTTCATACTTGCGGGCGGCCTCGCGGGTTACACCCCGCCCCAGGCGTTCACCGTACATTCCCATGTTTCCATGGCCTCCTTGACTGCCTTGGAGTAGTCGGTGGAGGTGATCCCGCTGTCCCATGCGCTTCTTGCGCCGCCCTCGCCCATGTTGTAGGCCATGGCAGCCTTTTCGACGCTGCCATACTTGGCCAGATACAGGCCCAGCTTGTAGCAGCCGCCCGCGATATTCCCGGAGGCGGTGGTGGGGTCCAGCCCCGTGGCCGCCTGGATCTCCGCATGGTAGGAACCGCCGGGGCCGGGGTTTAACTGCATGATCCCCACCTCACCAGAGGCGCCCACGGCGTCCATGTCGAAATTGCTTTCCGTCTGTGCCACCGCCAGGGCCAGAGGATAGGGGCAGCCGTATTCCTCGCAGTACGTCCTCATGTAGTCCTGCCATTCGTAGGGCATTGGAACCGCCAGGGAGAAATAGCCCTGCGCCAGCAGCGCCTCCTCGATCTTTTCCGCTTCCTGCGGATCCTCCATGTATTCCTCCTCCGCCGCCGCGGTGAACAGCAATTCCGCAGGCAGGATTGCCGCCGGGGCCGCCGACGCTTCCGGCGTGGCAGGTTCCGCCGCCGGTTCCTCGCTGTACGCCTTGGCCACCATGACCACGCAGACGGCAACGAACAGCGCCAGGGCGATAAAGGCCAGAACCTTATTGCGTCGGCGGGCTTTGCGCTCCCGCTCCGCCGCGCGGGCGGTTCTGCGCTCCTTGGCCGCCTTGATCTCCGCCGCGGCCTGTTTCAACTCACGGGCGGACACCGCCGCCCGGTAAACGGCCAGATCGTCCTCCACGGCAGAGATCCGCACCCCCTGGGTGGTCTGCTCGGTGGTGATGGCCGCCACGTCCTGCTCCAGCTTGTCCACGCGCCGCTCCATGCGGCGGGCGTATTTTTCGCCTTTCTGGCTCATTTCTTCGTTACCTCCTTTTTTCTGGTGGCCCGCCCGGTCACCTCATAGGCGATACCGAACCGGCGGCGTCCGCACTCCGAACAGGTGATTTTCTCGCACCTCTGCGCGACGGGGTTTACAGTCTTACCCCTGGCCTCCAGATCGATGGCGCAGGGCAAACATAACAGCTTTGTCATTCGTCCGTGCCCCTTTCGTCAATATGGGCGGCGCACATATCAGCCTCATGCAGCCGCCACACCCATGGCGTTGCGTCCATGGCCGCGGACAGGTCCCGCAGGTCTGTACGGGCCGCCGTGTCATAGGCTCCCATGTGCCAGCGGATTGCCAGGGCTTCGTGATCCTCCAGCCGGATAAACCGGGCGATCTGGTACAGGCTCTTTTCTCCGTGCCCCAGGGGGAGGGGATCCCGGAACGTATAACCCAGGTAGTCCTCCCACACACCCGTTTCCGGGTTCCTGCGGCGTTTTCTTTCAATGTGGTACACGCCTGCCTTGCACACGTCATGCAGCAGCCCCAGGATCGCCACGGTTTCCTCCTCCTGCTCGGAGATGGGGGCAGGCCCCAGCGCGTCCCTGGGCGTCAGGTCGCGGATCGTGATTTCCCGCAGACGACGGTAAACGTTCAGGCTGTGAATAACCAGGCCACCGGGGAAAGCGCCGTGGTGCTTGGCTCCCGCCGGGGCCTCGAAAAAGTCCGTTTCATTCTCCAGCCGCTCCAGCAGTTCCTCCGCACCGGCGCGGTGTACGCTGGCCAGAAACAGATCCTTGAAATGTTGGGCCACGGTTTGCAGCCCGTTTCTCTCTAAAAAATCAGACATTTGCCGTTCCTCCTATGCTTCCGGGGCTTCGTTGCCCCAGGCGTCCCAGCCGTCAGCCCTCTGGCGGGCGAACATTTCCAGCCTGGGCACGTCGCCCAGCAGTTCCACGATCCGCCGGCGGGTTTCGTCTGGTTTCTTGCTGTGCCCCTCGAACGGGGCTTCTATAATCTGGTGGACATTGTGGGCGCGGATCTGCGTCTTGGCCTTAAAGCCCGGCGTGACGCCCAGCAGGCAAACCTCCGCGTTTGCGCTGGTGTAGGCACCCAGCCCCATGAAATTGCCGCCCTGCTTGCGGTTCTTTTTGACCCACACGAAAGCCGCGGTTTTGTATGTAAAGCCCCACGCCTCCATGACCTTTATGGCCTCCGTGATATTGGGGAACGTTGCCCACATAAAGCAGGCTGCCCCCTCTCGGACGATTTCGCGGACCGGCAGGGCGCATATTTCCGCGGTGGTCATGGTTGGGTAATGCTGTTTTGCAATCCCGTGGGAACTTTTCGTGTTCCCTCCCTGGGAATATGCCCACGGCGGATCCGCATAGATCACGCTGTACTGTTTGGCGGGGAGGGGGATATGGTCAGGCATGGCCGTTCACCTCCCGCTTTCCGCTGGCGGCTTGATCTGCCACGAAATAAAGGGCCTCCACGTTTGAAAATGTCGTAGCCCGTGCCAGCCCCTCCGCCTCCGCAATCATCAGATCCGCGTCAAGCCCTAATATTCCAGCCGCAACCCTGACGGCCTTTTCCGCCTCCAGGTATTCGTTGATTGCGGCCAGCTGCGGGGAGGTGTAGGCCGTCACCAGGGCCGCGGTCATGTCGTTACGCTCTGCCATGTGCCTGCCGCCTCCTCTCCATGGCGGTGGTGACTTCCTCCACCATGCCGCGCTCCCGCAGGCCCTCAACGGAAAGGCGGTGCGCCTCATGGTACAGCTGCCCGCCCGCCGCGTCGTGCGTCGTGATCGTCAGGATCGGGTGCCCCAGGGATGAGGAAAGAAACGCTTTCGTGTGTCCGTCGTCCGTCGTCCATTCCAGCCAGTAGTCCGGGCGGCCATTCGCTTTCTGGAAATCCACGCGGCGCATACCCGGCAGGGGCTTGTATGTCGCCACCAGATTGTAAAGGCTGGTTTTGTTGGCTTTCAGCCTCAACACGGGGCCACCTCCGTTCTGTACCATTCCAGGATCCGCTTGGCGTACTTCTTGCGGATCCGCTTCTTTTTGGTGTGGCGGTAGCGGTTATAAAGCGGGCGGTTGCCAACCGACGCCCAGCGCAGCGCCGTTTCCATTTCCTGCTGTGCTGCCACCTCCGCCGCCACCTTGCGGATCCATCTGCAGAAACTGTTTACCGTGGTCAGAACGCCCGCCGTCATCTCGCGGATCGCCTTGGCCAGTTCCTCACAGTTTGCCGTGGCCTGCTCCATGTTTATGCCCATCTGTGGCACCAGCATAGTGTTTTCATTCATGCGGAAAACCCTCCCCATTCTCCCAGCCCAGCAGGATATGGTGGGCCAGGTCGTTCATGTCGCGCCGCGCTTCCTCCAGCGCCAGCAATTTGTGGTATGAGATCCCGACGCCCTCCAGCTTGTCCCGGAAAGCCTTGGCCGATTTGACCGCCGCCGCGATCTCCGCCCTGTCGTCCGCCACCTCCGCCGCGGAAATGGCTGTGCTTCTGTCGTCCAT